ACTCCGTAAATCCCCTTGGTGGTTTATTGGCAGACCAGAACAACAAGAGCCAGAAGGCGATTGGTTTATTTGGCTGATTCTCTCTGGTCGCGGTTGGGGAAAGACTAGAACAGGGGCAGAGTGGCTTGCCCGGAAAGTCATGGATAATCCGAAAACCAAAGACGGAGTATCAACCCAGTGGGCGATATTTGCTCCCACCTTCAAAGACGCAAAGAGTATCTGCGTAGAAGGACCTAGTGGTTTGCTCAAAGCACTTCAACACAATGGATTAGAGAACGAAAAAGACTTCATCTATAACAAATCTTCACACAAGATAGATTTCGCTAATGGCGCAAGAATACATACCTTCGGCGCTGACTCTCCTGATTCTGGTCGTGGTCTAAACCTTTCAGGTGCTTGGTTAGATGAGATAGCCTCTTGGCAATATCCCTATGAAACTTGGACAGAAGGTCTTGCTCCTGCTCTGCGTATTGGAGATAGACCAAGAGTTGTTGTTACCACTACGCCAAAACCAATTCGCTTGCTCCGTGAATGGACTGCCAGAATAGACGGCTCAATACACATCACAAGGGGAAGCACATTTGATAACTCTAAGAACCTTTCACGAACCGCTTTAGAGGAACTGAGGAACCGCTACGAAGGCACAAGAACAGGGCGACAGGAACTTTACGGTGAAATACTGGAACAGGCTGAGGGAGCCTTATGGACGCGAAATTGGATAGAAGATACACGGATAGCCAAAGAAGATTTGCCAAGATTAACAAGAGTAGTTGTAGGTATTGACCCTGCCGTAACAAGTGGTGAAAGTTCTGACGAAACTGGAATTATTACTTGCGGTCTTGGGATAGATAAGCAGTTCTATGTATTAGCAGACGACACCTTGCGAGCCACTCCTGATGGGTGGGGAAGAAAAGCACTTCAAGCCTATACAAAATGGCGAGCAGACAGAATTGTTGCCGAAGTAAATAATGGTGGAGATATGGTGGGAATGGTTATCCACCAAGTTGATAGAAATGCTCCGGTGAAGAAAGTTCATGCTACACGAAACAAAGTAACAAGAGCCGAACCAATTTCAGCACTTTACGAACAAGGTAAGGTTCATCATGTGGGCGCGTTTCCTAAACTGGAAGACCAAATGGTTCTATGGACACCCGACAGCAGAAAATCTCCCGACAGACTTGATGCTCTTGTTTGGGCTTTGACTGAGTTGAGTGGAAATTATCAGTGGGTCACAGGAACAGTTCCGGTATCGCTAACCCAAGTCAATGACTGGTCAATACCGAGTTTATAGGAGGGGATATGAAACCAGAAGACATGATTCGTGAAGCAATTGATTTAGTTAATAACGATAGACAAAAAGATTATGACCACCCATTAGATAACTTTACGCGTATAGCCAAGATATGGTCTGCCGTTCTTGATATAGATGTAACACCAGAGCAGGTGGCACTATGTATGGTTGGGGTAAAAGTAGCGCGTCAAGCCTATGCGCCAAAGGAAGATAACATCATAGATGGAGTAGGATATTTCTTGACTCTAGCAAAAGTAATAGAAAAGAGGCGAACTAATGCTTGAAGCCATTTACTTATTTACCGGCGTAATTTGTGGAATGATAATTATGTATATCTGGTGCGAATACGATGGTCGCCCTTGTTCTTGTGAAGGCGGTTGCTGTCGCTGTTGCCGTAGGTCTAACTAATGAAAGTCTTTTACGGCAAGTGGGATTCTTGGGGCTTTGAGATTGCTTGGTGTAATTTTGATAAGAGCCTAACCATTGGTTTCATACATTGGTATATCGGTATCTGCTTCTGGAAACTATGGAAAAGGTAGGTTGTCGCCATATCTATTCCTATGTTAATTCAGAAATCTGTCCATACTGCGGAAAAATAACGCACGAAATTGATTGGAGCAAAGAAAATGAACTTGGAAGAAAATGGCGAGAAGATAACCCAAACCGAGAATACGGCGGATGGTGGTCTATCTAATTTCAAAGGAACTTGGCTGTGTTTCGTTTGTTCTCCCAAAGGAACAAGATTCTTGATACCTAAAGATAGCGATTACGGCAAAGAGTCTAATAATCACTACATAAAACATCACTTCAAGGGTGACGGCGCAACATCTCACTCCATGCGTAAGTATAAGAAGGTGCTTTAGTTCGCTATTAAGGTGCGTATTTTCTGTATCTTGGTATAGGCATCGCCACCGCCATCTAGTATCTCTAAGATTTCCTTATCGTGTTCTCGCCTTACGCCATGATAAAAGTAGGTGACAATAGCCCATTCCGGCGGTATCTTCTTGCCTGAATTAGAAGGCTCTGTCCAGAAACGCAGAAGATTATGCCAGATAGCAAGAGTTGGCTTATACCTATCAGGTATGTCTTGAGTTTCCGGTTTCATCAGTTCCGTCCATGTAAAGTTCTTTCACATTTCCCCACTCTGCTAACTCAAAGTCAATAGCCCAATTTTCCTCTCTAGTGCCATGCCACCATGTCCAGATAGATAAAGATAAAGCCAAAATACTTATCGCCAAAGCGATATACTCAATGCGTAGCAAGTTTATTCTCCTTCTTCTCATCGAAATTAGTGCCGTCAGTAAGTTTTACAGCAAACGCAGGTAAAGACCAGTTATAGATGCCGTCAGGTCGGGGTTCGCTATTCTGGGTAAGTAGTTTCTTTCGCATAGAAAGAATTTACACAACCTTATGGCGAAAAGCAAACATTTACCATATACACTTATTCCATGAACCGAATCCGTATTCGTGAATTAGAGCGCTCTATCCGTATGGTGCGAGAAGTAATAATTACTATGAATAACGAAGAATTAGATGAGGTTTCAACAATGTTACAGAATGCTGGTCTTGCGGCAGCACTTGAGATGTATAGCAGGGAAGCCGAACGCCAGAAAGAACCAGTGTTGGTTTGAGTTGGAAAAGAATTATCCGCCATTTGATGGCTCTCAAATTTGTGCTCAGACAGACCCAGACCTTTGGTTTCCTACTTCGCTTAAACAGACAGGCAGATTAGCCAAGAAACTTTGTTCGGCGTGTCCTTGGAAAGCCGATTGCCTTGATTATGCTCTAGGCTACGACCTAGTAGGCATTTGGGGAGGAACGACCGAGAGGGAAAGAGTAGAGATGCGGAAAAGGCTAAAGATAAAACCAGAGCCAATTTATTCTGACACCCTATTCGCTATCGCGGTCAAGGGTAAATCAGTTCCAAGCAGGTATAATGAAGAAGGTAGCGAGGTGTTTGATGGCTGAGTTTTCAGAAAACATGGGCGAAGATTCGTTCAGTCCGATGGTTCAGTTAGCAACCGCACTCCATGAAATGTTTGTATCTCTAATGAGTTCAGGCTTCACGGAGAATCAAGCACTCTACATAACCAGCAAAATGGTTATCAGAGAAGACGACTTTGATAACATAATAGACGATACGGATAGGTAGAGGGTAAATGCCGAAAAGACCAGACCTAGCAGAAATAGGCAGTACTGGCTTACGCCGAACTGGCGGAACCGTATATGAAGAATTTTTAGTTTCTCTGCGTGGTCGTCGTGGCGCAAAAGTTTATAGAGAGATGTCTGAGAATGACCCAGTTATTGGCTCAATACTTTACGCAATAGAGAAAATTATTATCCGGCTTGACTGGACAGTTCAACCAGCAAGCAATTCTCAAGAAGATAGAGATACGGCAGAGTTCATTGAACAATGTATCTATGACATGAGCGATTCATGGGATAGCACCATAGCCTCTATTCTTTCAATGCTGGTCTATGGATACAGTTATCACGAAATTGTCTATAAGATTCGTGGTGGTGCGGCAACAGACGACCCAACAAGACGCTCTAACTTTAATGATGGAAAGATTGGCTGGCGCAAATGGCCAATTCGCTCTCAGGAAACACATAACAACTGGCTCTTTGACGAAGATGGCGGCATTCAAGGATTTGAGCAAGTTGACCCATACGGCGCTGGTATTCACAGAATCCCGATAGATAAATCTCTGCTATTCAGAACAACTACTCAAAAGAATAACCCAGAAGGTAAATCATTACTAAGAACTGCTTATCGCCCTTGGTTCTTTAAGCGCAGAATTGAAGAAATGGAAGCCATTGGTATTGAAAGAGATTTGGCTGGCTTACCAATAGCGTATATCCCACCTGATTATTTAAGTTCTGCTGCTTCCGCAGACCAAACCGCAGTTAGAGATTCAATTATTTCTATTGTTCAGAATGTCAAGCGAAATGAGCAAGAAGGCATTGTATTTCCTTTAGTTTATGACGATAGAGGAAATAAGATGTTCTCTATTGAACTGCTAAGTTCTGGTGGCTCGCGCCAATTTGATACTGACAAAGTAATTTCAAGATACGACCAGCGTATTGCTATGAGCGTTCTTTCAGACTTTATCTTGTTAGGTCACGAACGCGTTGGCTCATTTGCTCTTGGTAGTAGCAAGATAGACCTTTGGACAATGGCGGTAGAGGCTATCTGTAAATCAATCGCAGAAGTTATCAACCAGCACGCTATTCCTCGCTTGTTAAAACTTAATGGCATGAAGTTAGGAACAACTCCAGAAGTAACTTACTCAGATGTAAGCCATGTTGATTTAGGTGAAATCTCCGAGTATGTAGCAAAACTTACTACTGCTGGTGTTATCAAGCCTGATGATGAAATGGAAGAATTCCTACGCGGTCTTGCCGGCTTACCGATTAACACTAAATCCGATGATGATTTAGAGTATGAAGATGAGGAAGAAAACGAAGAGCCGGAAGCCGACAGAGGAAATGAAGAGCCGGAACTTGACACAAAAGAACCGGACGACAAAGAGCCATTTGACGGCGACGACGACTAGCCACGCGAGGCGTTATTAGTCATGCCCTTCGTTACTAAAGCAAGAAAACAAAACGACCCGGCACTCCGGAGTCCTACTGCTTCTTTGAATAAAGCAGAACAAGAGATATACGACATTTACCTTCGCGCTTTAGGTGAAATGCGTAATGACCTCAATGATGTAAATGTATTAAGAGCAGTTAGAGAAGCAGTTGAAGCAGGTATGCCACTTGATGGTGGTGTTGCTTTCAAGTGGCAAGAATTTATTGCTTCCCTAGAAAACTCTGTTCCTAAATTAGCAAAACAAGTTGCTTCTTCCGCTAACCTATCTAAGAAAAATCTGCCAAAGCGAATTTCATACGAAACCTCATTTGAGGCAACTGACCCAAGAGCAATAGCATGGGCGCAACAAAGAGCAGGTGCCAGAATATCTGGAATCACAAAAGAATCACAGAAAGCCGTAGCGGAAGTTATAGCCAATGGGCTTAGAACTAAACTAACCAGAGAGCAGGTTATTCGTCAGGTCACGGAAATAGTAGGACTTGATGCTCGTCAGGCTAAGGCGCTGGCTAATTTCTATGAAAAGAATTTAATGGAACTGCTTGAAGATGGAATGACATTTGAAGAAGCAGAGCGCGAGGCATTGAAGTTAAGCAAAGATTACAGACAAAGATTATTGGTTCAGCGTGCTACTAGAATTGCTAGAACAGAAATTATTGCTGCCGCAAATGCTGGTCGCATGCTTTCTTGGCAAGAAGCAGATGCTCAGGGATTACTTCCACCGGGAAGCGTAAAGCGTTGGAAAACAGCAACAGATGAAAGAACCTGCGTAGTTTGCGCACCACTTCACAACAAAGATGTTTCGTGGGATACAGTATTTACAACAGGCGACATGATGCCACCTGCTCACCCAAACTGCCGTTGTACCGCAGTAATTATTCCGGGAGAGCCAGTATTTGCTCAAAATCTAGAGAAGCGTTACTACCGCTTTGCTGATGGAGAAGAAACTTGGCGCAATTACGATTATCGCTGGCGCAAAATAGCAACGGAACTGAAACGCAAAGTAGGGAAATGCCAGCGTTGCGGTAGTAAGTCAGACCTCACAGTTGACCACAAGAAACGCTTGAAAGATGGCGGAGCCAAGTATGACCGAAAGAATCTAAGAGTTCTTTGCCGTTCTTGTAATGGCAGACTTTCTAGACTTGGCACGAAGTTGC